CAATTCCGCCTCATCCGCCAAGATGAAAACATCACCGATGGCCACATCAGGCAGGTCAGCCACGGCCACGGAAAGCACATCAGTCGCCTGCACAATGCCGGTGCCGAAGGCTTGTTCCGTCGCGTCTGGCGCGGTGCGGATGGCGCGCAGGGCCACACCTGGCCCGCTGCCACCCGCGTAGTAAGTGATCGCCTCCGCCATGTTTGTATCCGCGACAAGCGCGGCCATGGCAGCGGCGAAGGCGTTCATGAATTAAGCCGCAGTCGCGTTCGGGCCGCCCAAGCGCACCAGGATTTCCGTGGCGCCGGAGGCATAGTTGCCCGGCCCAACCGCCCAGCCAATGCAGTTATTGCTGGTGGTTGTGGTGGTCACGTTGCCGTTGGTATTGTCCCAGAACACCCGCACACCTTCATTGATGGCGCCGCTTGCCTTGGGCAAACGGAACACGCCTTCGGTCATGATGGCGACAGGCGCGCCAGACGCGGCGGAATGCACTGCCACGCCAAACATCAAGCCGACCAACACGCCAGCGCCGGAAGCCACCGTAGCCGGCGCCGTAACGGTGATCACATCAGAATCACCCACCTTGTTCGTAGCCATGGGATAAACCCCTTTCGATCGAATGAATGGAAGGAAAAGCGGGCGGCATTTCAGCCACCCGCATCAAATCAGCCCAGGTTCGCGGCCATGGCGCGCGGCTGCACCGCCGCCGCGCCGAAATCAAACACCACGCGGAAGGTCATGCCGCTGTAGCGGATGTCTTCGGCGCTGGTGATGGTGGGCGCGCGCTGGCCTTGGAGATAGGCGATTTCCACGCCGCGAATATCGCCGCGGCACAGGTAGTAGGGATCATTCCCGGTATCCAGGAAGGGCTCCATGACCAGTGAAGTGCTGGTGCGGTAAGCATCGGGCAGAACCGCGCCAGTCGCGGTCGGCACAATGCGGTTGCCCAGCAGCTCCAGCGCCGTGTCTTCTTCATCCGGGCCGACCAGCAGCACCATGGAAGAAGGCGGCGGCAGCGGCGCGGCGCTTTCACCCGCGCGGGCCGGGCTGGTTTGCTTCGTCAGCAGCGCGCGCAGCTCAGCGAAGGTGCTGGCGCCCAGATTGCCCGCGGTGCCGAGGTTATTCCGGCCTGCCGCGAACAGCGCCGTGGAGCCACCCGCCGGCCAGTTGGCATTGGCGGTCAGAATGCCGAACACCACGCGGCGCAGCGCCGTGTAGCCAGCCAAGGCCGCGCCCGAAAGCACATCCTGGAAGGCGCGCGTGTCGTCATTCACCAGCGCCTGGCGCGTCAGCGCCACCAGGCGGCCGCGTTCCTGCACCGCATAGGTCTGGCCTTCTTCCGCGATCGAGCCATAGGTATAGGGCGCGCCTTCAGAAATGGCGGCCACTTCCGGGAATTGGCCCGCGAAAGCAGAAGTGATGGTTTTGAAATCCGCCACATCAACTTCACGCGTCCAGGAAGCCCAGGTGTTCGGGTATTGGCCGAACAGACCCTGCACAGATTTATTTGCGGAATTGACAAGGATCAGCGGGAAGTCGCTGGTGGAATGCTGCGCGTTGATCCGCCCGGACAAAACCATTTCCGCCAGATCGGCGCCGGACATGCGATGCACGTCCTTCACACCATTAGCCACCGCGATTTCACGCATCAGGCCATGGAAACCCATATTGGCGAATTCGCGGCTTTCCGCCGGCGGCGCTTGGTTGGAAAGCTGCGCGGAAAGCGCACCAGTCCAGCGGGCGCGCAGCGTATCGCGTTCATCACGGATCACGCTGGCCACGGCGGAATTCGGCATGATCGGGGCGGGGCTGCGCGCCGCCACCGCTTCAAGCGCGGCTTCAAGCGCCGCTTCGCGCGTGGCGCCGCGTTCAATCTGCGTCAACGCAAACTCAGCCGGCAGGCCGTTGCGTTCGGCAATGCCGCGCACTTCAGCAATGGAAGCCGCCGCCGGCGCAACCGGGGCAGCAGATTGAGCCGGGGAATTCCCGCCGGCCTGGGCAATGATATCGGTCATGCCGATCTCCTTGGCTTGTGCCAGCGGGATTGCTGGCGGGTTTTGAACTTCCGGCGCCGCTACGGGCACCGCATCGCGCGCCGCGCGCACCAACCCGCAAAAGGCTGCGGGCGCGGCGGCGTAACGATTTGGGTCAAGCGCCGCGAAGGCGCGAATTTCTGCGGGTTCCGCCGTTTCACTGGCGAAGCCTTCCGCCACGGCCATATCCGCATCAAACCAGGTTTCCGCGCGCATCAACGCGGCCACGGTTTCTTCATCCTTCCCGGATTTCCCGGCATAGGTGCGGCGATAAGCGCTGCTGATCTGGTCCAGCACATCGGCCTGCTGGCGCATGGTTTCCGCATCACCCAGCGCGCCGCCCCAGGCTTCATGGATCATCAGGAAGGCATTGCCCGGCATTACAATCCGGTCGCCCGCCATGGCGATCAGGCTGGCCGCTGATGCGGCGATGCCTTCCACAATCACCGTCTTGGGCCCGGCATGGCGCGCCAGCATGTTGTGGATTGCGATGCCCGCCAAAGCATCACCGCCATAGGAATTGATGGAAATGGTCAACGGTTGATTGGCGGAGAGTTTTTTCAGTTCTGCCGCCACACCTGCGGGCGTAATGTCCAACCCCACATCACCCAACAGCGAAAGCACCGCAGCCTGTTCGGCCGCAGTGCGCATTTGCACTGGCATGGAAGCCCCCTTTAAGCGTTTGTGGCCGCAAGCCCCGTGGCTGCGATTTCAATGGCGGAATTCACCGCCGCATCCTGCGCGCCGCCGGAAGCATTGGCGCGGCGCGGGTCAGCATCCAGGATCAAGCCCAAATCATCATGCAGGGCGTTATCATCGGCGATTTGCTGCGCGATGGTTGTGGGGTCATAGCCCTGTTCTGTCACTGCCTGGCGCCAGGTCTTCAAGCCCATGCGGATCATGGCTTTGGTCGCCAGCGCATCTTTCATGGGGTCCACAAATTCGAAAACAGGCGGGCCCCAGGCCACCGGATAGGCGTGCTGCGTGGGCGGCAGCGCACCGGAACCCAGCGCAGAGGCCACCCAGGCCCGCCAGATGGGTTCGCACATGCCAGGGATCAGCAAATGCCACTGGTCTTGTTCAAGCTGGCGCTTGAAGGCCAGCCGCCCAGCGCGGAGCGATGAATAATTGGCACCCGAAAGATCACCCGTCAGCAAATCATAGGTCAGGCCATAGGCCGCCGCGATGGCGTGCAGCTGGTGCTTGGCCAATTCATTGAAGCCGCCCACACCCGATGGCGTGGCGAAGGAAACATCTTCACCGGGCAGCAGCCGTTCAATCATGCCAGGCGAAAAGGTTTTCAGCGCATCGCCGGTTTCAACATCAGTGCCTTCCAGCGGGCCGCGCCCAGGCGCGGCGTCACTGGTGATGAAGGCCGCCAGGCACGCTTGCACCTTGGCCTGCTGCAGCGCCGCATCTTCCAATTCATCCAAAGCCATCAGGCGGGTGATGATGGGCGCTGCCACCGGCACACCGCGCACCTGGCCGGGGCGCGTGGCCTTGAACAGGTGGATGATATCGGCAGCCGGCACGCGGCGGCGCAGCATGGTGCCTCGGCCAAAGGTGGCAGCTTCGCCGGGGTGCCGCTCAAACAACCAATAAGCCACCGGCGCGCCCATGGCGTTATATTCCACGCCATTCGCAATCAGGTTGTCTTCCGGCCGGCGCCGTTCTTCATTGTAGGTTTCATCCAGCAAATCAGGTTCCAGCACCTGCAGCGCCAGCGGCACATTCAAGCCCCGCCGACGCTGTTCGGCAGGCGCCAAGCGGATCAACTGGATCAGCACTTCACCAGCTTCAGCGCGCGTGCGGGCGGCCAGCGCTTGCAACCCGTAAAAATCCATCTGCCCCGTAATGTCGCACCGCGCGGACCATGCTTCAAAGGCGGCATCCACCGCCGCATTCACCGCATTGATCTGGTCGCGTTCGTCGCGCGTTGCCATGGGCACGGCAGATCGCGGCGTGATGCCGGTGCCGATCTGGTAGCCGATCAGCGTATCCAGCGCCGATGCAGCCCAGGCATTGTTGCGCACCAGGTCGCGTGACCGGTCGCGCAGCATCTTCAAGCCTTCCTGCACTTCGGCGCGCGGGCCATTGGCGCTGGAAAGCCGCCCCATGCGGCGGGACCGGCGCGCACCATCATAAGCCGCCTGGATGCCCTGAAGCGCCAGGCGCGCGCGCGCACGGCGCAGCGCGGCTTCCGGCGCAAGGCTGGCAAGCAGGCGGTCAAACCACATGGCGGGTCAGTCCCTTCTGAAAGCTGAAAGCGTGGTGCGGTTCATCGGCACGGAAAGTTCGCGGCGCAGCGCGGCGATGGCTTGGCTCATTTCCGTGATGCTGCGATATTTCACTGTTCGGCCATCGGAAAAACGCACTTCCATCACCGCGCCGTTCTGCGCCATGGCAGCGGTCAGCGCGTCAATATCGGCTTGCGTTGCCATAGTGAACCTTTCAAATCCAGTCTGATCGGCGTTCAAACCAGCCGCCGCTTCGGGGGGGCGGGGCGGGTTTTGGTTGTGGTGGCGGCGCTGGTTCCACAGCGGCCAAGGTCTTCAAATCGGGCTGCCAAAGGGCGGCCATATCAGCCTGCGCATCTTCGGGCCTGCCCACGCGTTCCGCGATCAGCTTTTCCCAATGCGCGTCAGTTAAATTCGCGGTTTCATGCCGGGCCAAGGCGCGGGCATAAACGGCGATATCCCATTGCTCGTTGCGGGGGCGAACCTTGCGCCATTCGCGCCTGGTGAAGCCCGCCCGGTTGCCGATTTCCACACAGGCTTCGGCGGTGATCTGTTCGAAAAACCCGAGGTCCAGGGCTTGCGGAAAATGCGCTGCGCCCTTCGGCCAGGCGCCGGTAGCGTCAGGCCCCATTTCCGTGAGTCTGAGCGCCGCTGCCACTTCCGTCTTCAAATCCCAGGTGCCAACCGGCCACAGCAGGACCGATCCGATTTTCTTGCCGTTATAGTCAACATCTTGCGGCTTCGGCATGCCAAGCGGCGGTTCACCCCACTTGGCCCGGCCATCCAGCGCCATGATGCGCGGATCGCGCCGGATAGCGTGCCTGCGGGCGTAGGAATAAACCCGCTGAGGCAGATAGCCCGAATCAATCCCATAGCAGATAGGCGCCCATTCGCGGTTCCAGGCATCGCGGTAGGTTTTGCCAACCACTTCATCCAAGGCCAGCCACACCGGATCCAGTGCCGGGTCGCCTTCCAGAATGCCGCCATCCACCCACCAGGAAGACAAATGGCGATCCCAACCATAAACGCCCCATTCCAGGCGGTCGCCCTGCACGTCCACCGCGCCGGTCAGGAACAACACGCCAGGCGGAATACGCCGCGGCGGATAAGGTTCACGCCGGCGCCACAGCAATTCGTGGCTTGGCAAATCGTAGCGCGGTTCATAAGGCAGGCCGAGCACCTGCTGAGTAAACACCTTATCCAGCAGCGGATCATCCTGGCTGCGTTCACGCTGTTCCGCGACCCAGGCCCAAGACACAAACGGCGAATAGAGCGCGTTCAGCGCGAAGCTCGCGTGATGCACCAGCAATTCGGGCCGTTCATGCACCCATTTGCCAGCGGCCAGCATGGCAGCCTTGTGGCGATGCTCGATGCCGACGCCGCATGCCGAGCAATGATACAGCGCTGCGCTTGGCTCCCCCTTCGGCCAGCGCAGATTTTCAAAAATCAGCGGTTGCTCTGTGCCGCAATCGGGGCAGGCCACATGGAACCGGCCTTGGCTGCCATCTTCGAACCGCGCCGATATGCGGCACTGACCCTTGATGCCGGGCGTGGATGCCGCGGCGATTTTCTCCCGGCCTGTCCAGGCTATGGATCGGGCTTCGGCCATCGCAACCGGGTCGCCTCGGCCATCCACATCCATCGGGAATTCCGAGACTTCATCCAGCAGGATCACCCGCTTGGTGACCATCTGCAGGCCCTTGGATGAATTGGCGCCCGTAATGTCTATGTTCCCGCCAGCAAACACCTTGCGCCTGGTGGTGCTGCCCGTTTCGTCCCGCGATACCAGCGCCCGCACCTTCGCAGCCACCACGGGGCTATTGGCCAGCAGCGGTTCCAGCTTGTCCCGGTTGAATTTCGTTGCTTCATCCAGGCTTGGCAAAACCCAAAGAACGGTTGCGGGTGTTTCAGCGATAATCTGCCCAGCCAGGTTCAAAAGCGCCATCGTCTTGCCGACCTGGGCTGACGCCATCAAGGTCACGCGCCGCGCCGGATGCGCCAGGCTCAGCGCATCCATCACATCGCGCAGGTAGGGCACTCGGTCAGTGCGCCAGCGGCCCGGGAAAGGCCCTTCTTCCGGGCCCAGCACGCGCTCCGCATCGGCCCAGGCAGAAACCAGGCGTTCCGGCGGCGAAGCCAACCCCCGCGCCCAAGCTCGGCGAAGCACTGGACCAGGATCAGGCAGCGCTTGGAACATCTGCCGCACTCAATTCGCCCGCCAGCCCATCCAGGGCCCGGCGCAGCGCTTGTGTGATCGTGGCTTGGATGGCGAGCTCGTCACCAAGCTTGGCACAATCCGCCGCCACTTCCTGCGGGATTTGCAGCAGCCGATCGCGCAGCTTGCGGGTTAGGTCTTCATGTTCAGCTTCAACGCGAACCGCCTCGAGTAACTTGCCCTGCTGGCGGCCAAGCTCCAATTCGGCAAGCTGTGCATCAGCAGCCATCTTGCGAAGCCGCTCCGCAGCCAGGCCGGATTCGGCATCGCCAGCAGCCTGTGCGGCGCGGCCCGTGGTCTGCAACAGCGGGTCAAGGCCCGATTCGCGAAGCGCGAGGTACGAATCCAAATCAACCTTGCCGTCAGCCCCTCGCAGCCCATAAGCGGCCACCTGGCGCGACACGGTTGACTTGTTCACCCCCGCGTGTTTCGCGATATCGGTTATGCTGAGCCGTGGCATTTACCCCACGCTCCCAATGCCGATTTGCCGCTTCATGTTGCGCAACAAAAAGAAATTTGTTGCACCCTTTCTGAATTTTCCCACTACCAACCTCGGGCGCGCAAAGCCGCC